GGGATTTTCTTCGTCCATTGCTCCTAGTGAGTCAACTTTAGCTGCGAGAGATTTAACAAGTGCGACAACGTCCGCAAGTGTCATATCCTCATCTGCAACTACTTCATCCGGTTTATTTTCCATGTCTCGCATCACAATCCCCTTGGTATCAAAAGTAAATTTAAAATGATCAAGTACAGCTACATCCCGTCCTGATCGACCTTCGTCCACCAGTGCTAGATGATTCCCTCTAATTTGTCTTTGAATAGCGTCGTATTTTTGACCTTTAAAAACACCATTCGCTAACTCATAAAGACACCTATAACCGATAGAAAGCTCTTTTTTTCCAGCTTCTATTAACTCAGCTAATTTATTAGAAAAGACTTTAAGATTAGCCTTTAAATACCCGTTCTCAAAAAACACATTCTCCCCAATAACACCGTGAACGCCTTTTTTTTCTGCGGGAGTCAAACCGTTATCGGACGACCCTAGCATTTCATGCTCGTCAGTCCACGGGATTAATTTAAAAGAATCTATGGTTTCGGGGTTATCCAGTTCCTCTTCGGGTCTGTATACCTGATATACTTTGTCCGGTTCTAGGTCAGGGCTAATTTGACTTCCTAAATAGGGAAATACGCCAACCTTTGAAATCGGGTTATTTTTTATTTCTATGAAGTCATTAATATCTATAGAACGTGCGGAGTCTGAGTCCGACGCTTTTTTTTGAGTGGAATAGGCAATGGCAGCAGCTTGCTTGGGGCTATAGCCCGAATCAATAAGCTCCTGTATGTTTTTTGACCGCGCTTGATCACTTTTCCCGTGTATCAACGGCATATCTATCCCTCGTTAAAAAATCCCTCTATCAAAATAGTATTCGGGTTTTGCCTCTCCCCTTCTAGAGCGAGGCAACCAAAAATAATATTAAGTATTTACTGCGTATAATGGCACAAAATACGTCACACCACCACGTACCACTTGAAGCGTACTGGTAACGCCTGTTAAACTACCAGGACTGCTCGCGCCAACACCTGCTGCGACAATACCTGTATCGAGAGTAAAGTTAGCTGCAGCAGCCTGTGGATCTGGAATTGTTAAAATCGATGCTTGAGCAAATGAGGCGTTTACAACATCGATTCCGAAGTCGCCCACGTTATCCGCGCAGGTGAAATTTAGGTATCCTTTGGCAGCTGTAGCAGGGAATATTTTTCGTAATCCTGCAGAACCGCTATATCCATCCCAACCCCCCTTTGGTGCAACATCCACACCAGCGGGTTCACCAACGGTGGTTTTTGACGTAGTAATAACTGTCATGATTCGTCCTTAAAAAAATGGTTAATACAACTTACGGGGGAATTCTCTTTTTATGATACTCTAATCTTCATCCGTTTCAAATCGTATCACAGGTTTCATAACGCAACGACAGTTTATTGGCTCTCCAGGAATACCTCGGTCGGACTCCGGTACACCAAGGGCTGCCTGTTCCGCGTAGAGGTTCTCGAAGCTAAAAACATGCCCACTTATTTTTATATGGGATTCTCGGGGTTTTTGACCCCCTGCGCTATGTACCCACTCAAACTGTTTTACACCCAACGATTCTAGGCGTTGTTTATTAATTCCGTTGTATGCTTTACGTGTCTGGTCTAGTGCCATATTTTTGGCGCGACGATACGTTTGTCCGTCATATTTTTGAATCTCGGGAATTAAATCCGCTATTCCCCGTCCGGTAGTAATTGATCGCATTACCGATCCCGTTACGTCTTTAAAATATTGTTGCGGGATAGATTTTATTAGCGATACATTTTCAGAAACCAACGCGCTTGCAACCTCCTGCGTTCCGGAGGAGACAACGCCCGTTTTAAGCGATAGCCCTCCGGAGAGCTGCTCGAGGCTTTTATGCAGGGAGGATTTACTGGTTTTTGATGCGCCCTCTACCATGGCCTTCGCCAGTGGGTTCGCCCTGCTATTAAATAGCTGAGTGAACTTAGAGGTGAGGGCGTTCATTAGAATGCGAGCTTGCGAAGCCAACGACGAATCCATCGCGCTATTTTCTCTTTGAGACTCAAAGTACTCATCTGCTATTTCTCCTTTAAATAACCGCGTGATTTGTTTTTTCGTTTCGTCCGCCATTTGATTAACCAGTTTTTCTAAAGCCAAACGATATCGGCTTTGCTGTGCGGCATTATACGACAATCGTGTACCCTGAAGTGTCACGTCGCGCTTATTTGCCCACTGCCTTTTCTTTTTGGTTAATGGTGGTTTAGCCATGAATTTCCCAATCCTCTCCGAGTATATCCATCGTTTGCGCATCCCATACAGATACGTTACTGCCGATACACACGTCTATCTGGGGCGAGTATCTAACCTTATCCCCCATTTTAAAAATAGTATTTAACGGGTGGCGGTTTACCTCAAACTCAGAGCCTGGCACTAAAAATACGAATACCTCTTTAGGCCACCCTGCGCGTTGTAATCGCGCTCCTCTTTTTATTAAACTTAACGCTTCACTAAAATCCATGTTAAGCCCCTATCTCGCTGCTGTTAACGCGAGGAGCTTCTGCAAAGGGGTCGTCCTCTGGTCCGGGAGCTTCCTCTTCCATCCCAATATAACCACTTTTTGGGTCGTTCGTAATACGGTCGCGTTCGTCCTGGCCGTCAATAGCCCCTGAGTTAACCAACAGCACTCCGGTTTCGGCTTTGAGTTTATTAAGCTCTGCTTGTTCCTTCGTAGTCATAGCGTCTAGTTCATGCCAATTTATGGTTGTATGAAAGGGTGCTATCCCGAATTTAGGTGCAATCTCAGAGCGTATTAAAAGCAGGTGGTGGCGTTCGATTAGAGGTGTTAAATCGTGGCTCTGGATACTCTCCAGCTCTTCGTGGTAGTTAGCCTCTTCAAACTCTCCGGTGGAATTAAATCCTTTAGGCGGTGTGCCTAATAGCTTCACGGAGGGTACGTTAGACGCTGCAGCGACGAGCTGATATTGCGTCATAATAACCGCATCTAAATCGGTTAAGGACGTATCAAACTGCATCATCTCGTCGTCAAGCCCGATTGTTTTTATCCCGTAGTTATCTCGGGTTAATACAAACTCGTCAAGGCGAGCTTTGAGTTTTTGGGGGAACATTTCGGCTTGCGGTAAATCAATTTTAATAACGTCGGTACGTTTAGTTAACGCCAGGAGTGGAGCTTCATTCGCGGTCTTTTCAGCAGCATACACACGCTCGTAAATCTTCTGTGGGATTGGTATGCCTCCGAATATATAAGTAGGCTTTAGGATATCGCTTACCTCTTCGGTGCGATAAATAACTAAATGGGTTCTATGTACGAGCTGCCCGTTAATATTCCACCATGTCGGCTCGTAGAAGTTTATTGCTGCAGGGTCTCCAGAGGCGGTAGCGTCGAGCTGTGGTGTTATCCAATAGGGGTCAATTTGTGATATCCCTTTATAGCTCCCCTCCGTTACTCCATCAGGGTTAAAAGGGTTTGAATAGTAGTCTGGGTCGTCTGACTCTACGATAAACATCGCCACTCGAATGCCGAACACTCTCCCCATGTGAACGAACTGGATTAGGTTTTTATTAAGGTTGAATCGAACGTCGGCTTTGCGTATTTCGTCTAAAATTTCAGGCTCTATTTCACTGCCGTCATTTACGGTCATCTCATACCCGTTACGTGTGGCATCCTTTGCAGGCATTAAACATGCTTTAGAGATTAGCCATTGCTGCGAGAGGAGAGCGCACATCTGGTAGCCTATGAACGTTTGATTAGCGTACCAAAGAACCTGTCCTGGAGGCAAAATATCATTGCCATAAAAAGAGGATTTTATATTGCCGCTATGATCCATCGCCATAGTGACGGCTTTTTTACTATCCTGCGCTATATTAGGATGAACTGATTTACCAAAGTTCTGCTCCCAGAGCTGCTCTATTCGTTCGTGTTGTGAGGCGTTTAAATCGTCGGTACTAAAGAACTGTCGAGGACGCTCCTTTTTTGGAGGCTCGGCAATAGGCTCGGGTTTCTTAAAGTATCCTAAAATTTTCTTGATCATAAAAAAGCACTCCTTCGCGCTGGGGTCTCTGGTGCAAAAGCAATCATAACGCTATCCGCTTTGTTTGGCGACTTAGCTCCGTCTGGACTCTTATCAACTAATAATTTCCCGACACTATTTTGAGAATATGTCGGTTGCGATAGTTCTGCAATAAGCCCAGAAATATTAGTCACACTGCTTGAAATCGAAATAATATCGTCAGGGTGAAACGGTAGCTTATCAACCACCGCTCGATAGGTAAGCTGGAAACGCCTCCGCAACGCCCACCACCCTTGCGCCTTAGCGTTCGCAAAGAAGTCTTCGTTAGTTCTACCCTTCTCGCGGTCGCGCCCGTCTGCGTCGCTCTTAAAGGGGTTTCCTTCCTTATCGATAACCTCGCCTGAACCACGGAACGGGTTAAACTCTATTTTATGAGGGCGTTTCTCGTTGATAACCCTTGCGTCTCCTCGCACCCCCGCACCCAGACCGTCCGCATCGTAATCAATAGTCGGGTAGTCTAAAACATCTGCCAGGGTAAACGCTTTCTCTACAGTATCATAAATGTCGTTCCCTTTACCGCTCCACTCCTCGAGGTACTCTATAAGAATCCCCCAACGACCGCAGAAAGAATTTTTATCCTTGCCCTCGTCCGCTACGTCTAACGCACCTTTACGCTTGCCGGATACGGGTATATTTAATTTTATATGAGCGTCCACCGCAGCTTGAACCCACGCGGAGGGGATTAAAATACCCTCAACGGACGCGGTGTAATCGAGGTCTATCTCCTGGGCGATAACAACAGGGTCGTCGATATCTCGACATTGCTTTTCGTACCAAGCGTCATCCTTTCGAGGGTCTTCGCGCCAGTGGAAGGAGAAGACGTTAATTTTTCCACCAAAACGCTTACGGGCGAACGGGTTATTCGAGCCGCGCGGTGTGGATATATCAATACGGCAGTTTGTAGTTTGGGAAAGCGACGCGTCTATAAGCTCGGGACGGGGCATCCATGCCGACTCATCCACGAAATAAAACGATGCACGTGCGCCTCGCCCGATACCATCGCCTGATTCCCCCGCAATAACCGAACCCGTCATTGGGAACTCAATGCGCATATAGGGTGCGTGTTTTCTCTCATCCCAAGTTCCCCTGAACTCCTCGGGTAGATTAGCAACAAATTGTCGAGCTTTGTAGAGTAGAGACTTTGGATCTCCTTTTTTATCTACATACTCCTCCTTACGCGACCCAAAACCTGCAACGACTCCCTCGTTAAAAAGGCAAACGGTGGCAGCGGTCGTTACGGTAAGCCAGCTTAACCCCATCTCCCGTGATTTATCGGTAAGTCCTGGCTCTTGGTTTTTCCATCGTTCCATAAACCAGTGCACCCACTCCTCTTGTTTTGGGAATAATAAAAAAGGCATAAGGGTCGGGAGGCCGCGCTCGACGTTTCGGGGGTCAAAAGTCACACCCCAATCAATTAAAAACTGTGCTGGGTCGTTTCGGTAGAACTCTCGCATCGCTGGGAGTACTGCGGGGTCTGCACGTAAATCGTTTAAACGATCGACTCTCCATGCAAAGATAGACATGTAATCGGGGTTTTTGAAATCGAATGGAAACGGTAAAGGCATAAGGTTCTAATCATCCGTAATTAGATGGTGGCGGATAGCATCTCTCGATATCTTAAACAAGGATGTATGCTTTTGGATGATTGTATTAGATACTATCCGCCATAATTTTTTACTTAACGGACTCTTTATAAACTCATAGTATCTCTCCGTGTTATTCGTGCTCGATATCGTCTAGGGGGTTCTCAGGGTCTACCGTAGGAGCTGGTGGCTCTTCAGGTGCAGGAGGTACTACCGCTTCCTCTTGGGCTAATCGGTTTAAATGAATTAGCGTTTCTTGAAGCTCTAAACGTCTGCCACACAACGCGGTATAGTTCGCGTGAGTCTGGTCAATAGTAGTATTGAGCACCGATAAACGATGCTCTAATTTTTGACGGATATCGCCAGCAACCAGCGTCCGTACTTCGGGGGATATAACTTCAGTCATCATTATCCTTAATCGTTATGAGGCAGCATTGCCATCATTATCAAATATCTTGCTCAGTCCGTCAACAACGACAACCGCAGATTCTATAATATCTCCGAGCTGAGAATCGACATCAATCGCGTTAATGACAATAACGGCTACTCCCAAAATATTTTTCAACTCTATCAAAAGCCCTGGCACTCCGTCATGACCTAACAAGGCTTCCTGAATAGCATCGTCTAAATCTTCCAACCGTTGCAGTAAAGACATTTTAATTCTCCTATTAAAACCTCTCTTCCTATTTTATTGATTACACGGTTATGCTGGCCAGCTCAGTACAGGCAGTCCGGCTAGTAAATCAACGATACTCGGGGCTTGTGCGCCACCTTGAACGGCTGCTAGAGTTTCCAATAACGATTCGAATACAATGTCACGCCAGGCGACAAACGCGTCTGATTCTGCTTTCCACTGAAGGTTAGTGCTGCCCGAATAACTCGCAACAGATAACGCAGAATCGTAATCCTTCTCACGGGCTTTTTGGTCTAAAAATGATTTGACCGCCTCTTTGTACTCTTTGAGCAATTCTTCTTGTGTAGGAACTATAGGCTCGGGCGCGGTAAACTCCCCGTTACTAAACGACCACTCTGTCGTGCACTCCGCAGGGCACTCGTACCAAGAGTAATCAGGATGAACCTCAAACTCGGCAGCTGCGACCTGCACTATATTTCCTTGATAAACTAAAGCTTTCATTATTTCTCCTTAAGCAACTGTTAAAAATTCTATAATTTCGATGTACCCTGCGCCGCCCACACCACCAGAAAACGCGGAATTAATTAAAGAGGCCGCACCGCCACCACCCGCGCCATTTGCAGCGGTAGAAGAACCCGCGCCACTCACGGTAATTAATTGAGCACCCCCACCACCGTAAAATGACATCCCACCGAATCCGGAGTTAGTTTGTCCGCCCCCAGCTATTCCGGTACTCCCCGGCTGACCCCTAAAGTTATTGTACCCTCCAGACCCTGCAGCACCCCCGGCCCCTTCAGTGGACGTTGGCGCACTAGCGGAACGAGCGAAGCCTCGACCTCCTCCAGCACCCCCGTTACAGGACATCAAAGCACCAAGAGACGTTACTCCTCCAGTACCGCCAGTGCCTCCTGAACCCGCAGCTCCCCCCGCTCCTATGGTAACAGCTTTAGAAGCTCCGATAGTGGCTGCAGAAAAGAATCCCTCACTAAAACTCCCCGAGCCACCACCGTTTCCTGCAGACGCGGTCGCACCAGGATTCGCATCCGCGCTGCCGCCACCACCGCCCCCAGCAACTCCTCGGACGAGGCAATAAAGCATCCCAGAAGTGGGTGTGTAGGTAAAACTCCCCGGTGCGGAAAATACCTGAACAGCCATTCGACCAAAGGTAACGGGCTTCGTGGATATTAACGCCCCCCCAACCGTGGTTAACGCGTTTATATCTAGGGTGGGAGTATTATTAGCCGTTAACGTCATAAACGTCGTATAAGCGGCTCCGTCTACGTCATAGGCTTGTAATAACGCGGTATTCCCTGCGCCAACATTGGTTCTAAGACCCTGCCCGCTCGCAGCGATTAATCCAGAGGTTATAACGCCTAATCGAGTGATATTATCCTGCACCGCGTTAGGTAGCGTTTGCGATAAGCTCGGAACACCTCCCGCACTGGTAATTAATACCGAGCTATTAGCCGTCGCAATTTCGTCAATTATGTTTGCTGCAGAGCTAAACAGGATTCGGTTAATAGTACTCGTTGCAGGCCAGGTAGTAGTCGACCAGGCAGGTGCAGCACTTGAACCGGACTGTAGCATCTGACGCGATGTAGCCGTTCCTGCAATAACGTCTAACCATAACGCCTCGGAGTAGACAATACCTCCCGCAGAGGGTGTTATGTTGTTATTTGTACCACCTTTATCAAGCGGTATAATCCCAGCGGTCTGACCGAACTGGATGTACGTTAGGGGTGACGTTCCTACGGTTACAACCGTACTTACTAAAAGCCATGCGGACTGCTGGTTTATGTCCCCCAAAACTACAGGGATGACTCCCGTGTTGTTAATATTATCCGGATCGTCGTAATAGACCGCTCGCGTTAAAATAGCTGGAGTACTAACAGAGCCCGGGTCGGTGACAACATACACACCGTTGTAAGCCCCCCCGCCCGCTACGTCATTTTTATAAAGTATGGGTTCGTTGATAGGTACGGTGATCCCGTCTAACGCAAAGACCCCGTTACTCCCTGCGGTAAGCGTAGCCCCAACACCTGCCACCCCGTTGTTGTATGTATATCCCGTGAGGGCTGAGACCGACGCTGCGTCCACCGCTTGCGCAGGATTTAGCCCCGCTGCCACCGCGTCTACATACGCCTTGGTTGCGACCATATTCGCGGTGCTAGGCGATACTGCCTGAGTGCCCGAGGGTAGTGTCTGGCTCCAGGTTAACGCCCCGAGCGCGTCGCTTCCTAAAACGCTGAAGGCAGGTGTTACTAGTAGCGCGCCCGTCGTGGCGTTGGAATAAAAAAGGGATTGGTCTGTAGGCGTTAAGCTCGCACCTGTACCGCCCTTGTCCATAGTTATCGGATAGGTAACGCTTCCGCCGCCACCGTAGGGAACGCCAAAAACGATGAGCCACTTTAAAAACTCTGAAGGTGATGTACTCATGGTTGTGCCACCCACGAACTAATGTTCGTAATGTTTGTGCCGTCATTTGTGAAGGTTTGAATATAGGTTACGGTTCGGTATACAGCGGTTATTGTAGTGATAAACGTTGCGGTGTACGCGAATACTAATGCGACATCCTCAAGAGGTAGTTGAACCCCGTTACTAGCCTGTACAGTGCTGCTCATATTATTTGCTCCCTTGCATAATCTTCTGATAAATCCGTGCAGCTTCTATCGGGTCGGAGGCTGCGAAAATAATCGGAGTAAACGAGGGTTTTACATCTTCCTCATAATCTTCGACCTCGGGATTATTAGACCATTTTCCTATCCGATCCAGATAGTACATTATGGCAGTTAAACTCCCTTTTTTCACTAGTTCCATGAGCTTGCCGGATGTAAAGGCGATGCCCTTGGATTTTCCCATCGCGTAGGATTGTCTAAGCTCTGGTTTTGCTTTGCATTTACGATTCCAGGCCGACGCGCTTACACCGAAGTAATCGCGTATTTGTCGTTGGTTCAATCCTCTATTTGATAAGGCCGTAACCTCGTCCAGTACTGTCTGGTCAATAAAAAAGTTTGAACGACGACCAGTCCCTTTTTTCCGAGGTTCGTCAATGACCTCGGGTTTAGGCGCATCCGTTTGCATCTTAATTACCTCGTGTGGCTTTTTTTCCTGTGAATAGTTCGTACCGCTTAACGATCACGTCAACGTAAACTGGGTCAAGTTCCATAGTAAAGCATTTCCTGCCAATTTTCTCACATGCAATTAGCGTAGACCCAGATCCTCCGAATAAGTCAAGGACAACATCATGGGTTTTACTGGAGTTTACTAGAGCGATTTCAACAAGCTCCACAGGTTTCATGGTCGGGTGTAGCTTATTGGCGTTGGGTTTGTTGACCTCCCATAGCGTGGACTGGGTTAAATCCCCGTACCAGGAGTCCGATTCGCCTTTTTTATGCGCGTAGAATATAGGTTCGTGCTGGAATTTGTAGCGACCGAATCCCCACGCGTGGTGGTTTTTCGCCCATATGATTTGGCAACGTACCTCAAGGGATGCCAGCTCCATAGCGTCTTGGAATTCGCGCTGGCATATTGAACCGTGGCACACGTAGATAGAGGCATTTTGCTTCATATGGATATAGTAGTTTACGAACACGTCGTTAAGAAACGGGATAAAATCATCGTTTGACATGTTGTCTTGTTTAATTTTTAGCTTGTCCTCGGTGTATCCCTCATAGTCTACGTTGTAAGGAGGGTCTGTAAACACCATAACGCACAGAACGCCCCCCATAAGCGTCGATACATCCTCAAGTATAGTAGAGTCCCCACACATAACCCTATGCGCCCCTAGTACCCATATATCGCCTAATTTTGTTATAGGTTCAGGTGGAGGCTCTGGGCAGTCGTCCTCATCGGTTAAACCATGAACTGAAACATCCTCGATTAACAGGTCGTCCAGCTCGTCCTGGTTGAATCCGGTGGTTAATAAATCCAGTCCCTCATCCCTTAACTCTAAAAGCTCATCGGTCAGTATGGATTTTTCCCATCCTGAGTTAATAGCGATTTTATTGGCGGCCAGGATATAGCCACGCTTCTTGGTGCTATCGAGGTGGCTGTGAAGGATGGTGGGTACTTCCTTCATGCCTAGCTTCCTTGCTGCTGCCACACGGGCATGCCCCGAGATGATTATGTTTTCGGAGTCTATTTCGATGGGTGCGTTGAAACCGTAACTGGCTATGCTGGCAGCAATTTGATCAATTTGTTCAACTGAATGGGTACGGGCATTTTTTTCGTAGTCGACGAGAGCGTCTATAGCTTTAAATTCTATCTGCATTTAATCATTCCTTGAAGGCAAATAGTCACACTATAGCGCGTTTTAGTGGTTTTTGAATAC